TTCAAGATAACACTGAGGTACCTGGGTTTCAGGATGAAGATACTTTGTTTTTGCTCCTGAATTCTTTCCTCATACTGTAAGTTAGTAATTTCATCTGTGATGTTATTAGCAATCACCTCTTGTCCCGAACTACTATCAAAGTATGTGAAGGAGAAGTTCTGAGGAACCTCAAGACCTTTCTTGAGAATCAAATTGTTATTGCCATCTAGAATCTCTTGAGTTTCATAGTGGTGAATGTTATACATGTTCTCATACGAACCATACTTATTCAGTATGTAATTATCGAATGAGATCTGATCCATTGGCCACTCACTCTCAAAGTTGATTACATTATTTGAGAGAAGAATCAACCAATCAAGACTCTCATCATCATATACTCTCTTTGCAACATTATCTGGTCTCTCATTCGTTTTGATGATAGTCTTAGAAAAGAAGTTGAGGTTCTCAAAGATCTCATCAGACAACTTGACTCTCTTGAAGAGGTTCTTTGTCTGAATATAGTCATTGATATACTTACGATCAGGGAGACGACTCACATAATCAAAGTTTGGTACGTGTCTGAAATACTTATCGAATGCCATTAGAATCCAACTCCTGTAAGTGCTGCTGCAGAATCTTGATCGTCTGCGTAGACTGGGAAGACCTCACTGAAACTAAGACTGATATCATAACCAGTCACCTGTCCATCACCATATGTCATATAGGCTCCGTCAGGCGTATAGTTCACTCTAAAACTAGTGAGTGCACACATCTTGATACGATTCATAGATGGGTGTGGTTTTCCATTAAAGAAGTATTCAATCTTGAATACACTTGGTGTGTGTAGGAAGATATTGCCACTTGATCTTCTTGGGTTCATATTCTTCTTGAAAGATCTAATAATATTCTTACAAACCTCAGCTTCACCATCGTCTCTTGGTCTCAACTTGAAGTTGAAAGAGAATGTTCTCAGTGCAGGACCCTTGAATAACAACTCAAGGTTTGGGTTGATAACAACACCTTGACCACGAGCCAACACATTAGTTCCACTGGCTTGACCAGCAAAGTATCCAACAATGGCATCCTTCAGAGTGGGGTCTTTGAGTAATCCACTACCAACTTGTTGAAGATCAGCAAAGGCACCTTGCATGATCTTACCAATATTATTACCTTTTTTTACCCTACTAAGAGTACTAAGTGCCAAGTTGCCCGCTGCCTCCTGTAAGAAGTTCATTGTATCTTCACCCCAGTTTGTTGAACTGGTGTCTTCAATATTTGGCATGATTGGGAGAGTCACGGTCTCACGACGAGCACCAAACCCACTATCTCTCAACAGTCCTTGAGGGCCCTTGGGATCATATTCGTGTGCAATGAACTGAACAAAATCATATCCAAGATCAGGTATAGCACCCAATGGATACCTGTAGTTAGTTGTTGTATGATTGACATCTTTCTCTTTAGGAATATCCAGTGACTCAAGAACGGACTCACCCTTTTCTTTTAACTCCTCTAGAGTATAGCCTGCGTTTTCGCCTTTGCTATTATTCTTTTCACCTGTCTCTGCATTCTCAACTAAAGGAACTCCACTCTCTGCGTGAGCAGCAGTTTTCTGTTCATATTCAGACTCACTTGAGTAATTATCTACGTTGTTTAGTGCGGCAGCTCTATCATTATTGAACTTGTTTGCACCATCAGCATAGAATGCCGTATTGAATTCCTCCTTACTGAGAGGTTGTTTGCCCTGTTTCTTCAGCTCATTATTGTATTGCCTACGAAAGTAAAGTTCGTTTGTAACCGTCCACTTTCCATCTGGGCCACTTTCTGCAAGACTAATAGCCACCCCACCAGAAACCTCCCTTGGAGGAGTCTTCAGAGTAATCTTTCCTGTGTCGGTGTCGGTGAAACTGTCAACGGTCATCCCGTTCCACACTCTTGTTTGCTTCTTAACAGCCATTATGGGTGTGCCTTATGATCTATTTATGGTGATGTCTTGATATGGAATGAGTCTAAGGTCTCTCAGTTCAGATGGGTATACAAGGTAGGGATTGGTTGTCAACTCCTCAAATGTATACTGACGAAAGTCACCCCAGTGATAGTTTAATCCAGTGAATCCCCACTGGTAGATACCAGTGCAGGCAATCAAAGGGTGTTTATCATATCTAATTCGTGGTGTCTTAGCTTGATACCCAAAGGTATAATAGGCACCCACCTGAGGAACAGCTGCCACAGTATCAGTGATGAGAGATAATATTCCCTCCATCATCTTCTCTGGTGTTCTCAGAATAAGAATGTCATCGATGAGATCTTCTAGACGACTTTCTTCTCCGTTGTACTCCTCTAGATCTATTGGGTCTACTATCATACTGTTTGATACCTAACTCATCCTCGGTGATGATTCTAAACTCAACCCCATTATCCAAACAGAACTCAGTGGCTGCCTTCCACTTAGCCTGATTCTTCTCATACTGTGCAGCTTCATAAAGAAATGACTTTGTGATTCTATTTGGTGTTGGTGGTCTTTGTGTCTGTCTCTTTGGCTTCACTTCAATCAATTGTTTCTTCACCTTCCCAGTGATCTCTCTAACCTCAATCAGAAAGTCTGGGTAGTATCTATGCACTCTTCCATCAGTAGGACACACATAAGGAATTGAGAACTCCTCACTTGCCCACTTCAGGATGTTGGGATTGGTATCACACCAATGGCAAAACCTACGTTCCCATGTTGAACGACAAATAATATTGTTGGGATTACCCTGATACTTTTCAGGGTGAGATGGTTTGAAAATACTCTTGATACTTTCTCCCACAAGTCACCTACATAGTTATAGTAATCAAGTATATTTATAGATGGCTATTGGGCCTTTAAAAACATCAGATATCAAGAGTCGTGTATTGCATCTTGCACAGACTTCTGTATATCAGATCAAACTTGCTCCACCTGCTTCTGTTCTTTCACATCTGAAAGATAATGGTTTTGATTATCAACAGGATGGTGAGGATGTAGAACTTCTATGTCAACAAACAGTTCTCCCTGGTAGTAGTTTCTCCACACACGAAGTTTCTGACAACTACACTGGTGTCACAGAGAGGATGGCATATCGTCGTCAGTATGATTCAACAGTTGATCTCACTTTCTATGTTGATCATGACTACAAGGTGATGACCTTGTTTGATGGTTGGTTTGATTTTATTGCTGGTCAGGGTGAAGGACAATATCTAAGTGATGAGAATGCAGTCAAGAGATATGTGAATTATAGGATGAACTATCCTGTCTTCTACAAATGTAATATGTACATTGTGAAGTTTGAGAAAGATGTATCAGATGTGAGAGATGTATTTCAACATGATGAAACTTTCCAGTTAACATATACTTTGGTGAATGCCTTTCCTCTCAATATCATCAGCACTCCTGTCTCTTATGAAGGTAGTGCTATCATGAAGTACACAGTATCAATGGCATTTGATAGATATGTGATGAGCAAAAGACAGGTTACTGAGGTTGAATAACCCTAACTAAATAACACACTGAGGTTTTTATAAACACATTATGCCTTTACCAAAAATTGCAACACCCACTTATCAAATGGTGTTGCCTTCTACAAAGAAGACTATTAATTATCGACCCTTTCTGGTTAAAGAAGAGAAACTTCTAGTCTTGGCTTTGGAGAGTGAAGATCAAAAACAAATCACTACAGCAATCAAATCAGTTATCAAGAATTGTATTAGTAGCAGAGGCCTTAAGGTAGAGAATCTACCCACTTTTGATATTGAGTATCTGTTCCTTAACATTCGTGGCAAATCTGTAGGTGAAGAAGTTGAAGTGTTGATCACAGCACCTGATGATGGTGAAACACAAATCCCTGTCAAGATTGCACTTGATGAGATCCAAGTTATTGAACCTGAAGGCCACAACAATACTATTCAACTTGATGATTCTTTGAGAATGGATATGAAGTATCCCTCTCTGGAACAATTCATCTCCAACAACTTTGGTATTGGTGATGATATGAATCTTGAGAAATCTTTTGAAGTGATCGCCTCTTGTATTGATAAGATCTATAATGAAGAAGAAGTGTGGGATTCTTCTGATGTAAGTAAGAAGGAACTCATGGAATTCCTTGAGGGTATGAACTCGGCTCAGTTCAAAGATATTGAGAAGTTCTTTGAAACGATGCCCAAACTTTCTCATACTATTGAAGTTACCAATCCAAAGACTGGTGAGAAGAGTGATGTGACACTGGAAGGGCTCTCAAGTTTTTTCGCATAGCCATGATCCACATGGATCTTGAGGGTTATTTCAAACTCAACTTCGCGTTGATGCAGTATCATAAATATTCATTAACGGAGATTGAAAACATGATGCCTTGGGAACGTGATGTTTATGTTGCACTTCTCCAACAACACCTTGAGGAAGAAGAAGCAAAATCAAAAGCTAAAAGCAACTGAACAGGATAAATGGCACCCATGAACCTTGGTACTGGAGAAAGAGTTGTTGATGAAACCATCAATGCTGTTGTTCTTCGCCTCCTTGGTATCACTGATGTAAGTGATATTGATTATGACACCTATAGAACTCTACTCAAAGAGAGACTTCTTGCGAGTAGAATGGTTGGTGCAAGTATTCCCCCTGAGGAAGACGAGTTACTGAGACAAGAGTATAATAGGGTAAGAAATAAGACAGGACGATTCAAAGCCACGGCTAAGAGAGTAAGTTTTGGTTCACTACCTGGTCGTGCCAAACCAAAACAACAAGCGAAACCAAACCAGAGGATGCTTCCAGGTACTGCTGGTGGAGCACTTGCAACGCAGAACGAAAAGGCTCAGAGACAGGCAGTAAGAGAAGATAAGAAATCTGGTATGGGAATGATGGAGTTCCTCACTAATGTGGTGTCTCCATCCCTATCAAGAATTGAGGCTTCACTTCAAAATATTCTCTTCAACCTTGCCTCACAAACTGAGGCAGAGAGAAAGACTGCTGAGAAGAATAGGAGAGCAGGAGAGAAGACGAAGAAGAGAGGTAAGGAAGAGAAGAGAGAGGGTGGTGGTAGTTTAATAGATGGGTTCAAAGGTGTAGCTAAGAAGGCTCTAGCACCTGTCACTGATATGATGGGTGGTGTCTTTAAATTTATCAAGAATGTCCTACTAGGTATTGTTGCACTCAAACTAGTTGACTTTTTGAAGGACCCAATGGGTTTCTTCAGACCCCTTATCAATGGCATCATTGGTTTTGCCAACATGATCATAAGGGGGCTCTTCAATTTTGTCATGTCTCCCTTCAATCTATTCATTGGTGCATTGAATTTATCAATCCAGGGATTGGTAGGTGCTATCAATAATACGATTGGATTGATTCCTGGTGTTCCAAAGATTGAGTTCCCAGAGATTCCTACTCTGGAATCACCACAGATTCCTTATCTTCAAGCACCTCCTGATCCCAATGAACCAGAACCTAAAGCACAACCTGTGCCCACATTGGCAGGTGGTGGTGCTGTCACAGGATCAAGTGGCCAAAGAGTAACAGGTGCAGGGTCTGATACACAACTGGTAGCACTATCTCCTGGTGAGGTTGTGATGAGCAGACCAGCAGTTGAAGCCTATGGTGCTGATACTCTGTTGGGTATGAATGCAATGGCTGGCGGAACCAACATGCCTGGTATGGCAAAAGTTCGTACTGCTAGTGGTGGTGGATTGTTTCCTACCTTTAGTGGTGGTGGTATTGTTGAACACCTTCATGGAGAACCTGGTCGTACAGGATACAGAGCGGATCATGGCACCCTAAAACAGGCACATGATCACTATGGTTTCTCCTCAGAACAACTTCGTTTGGCAGTTCAGAGAGACTTGGCTGCAGGTAGAGGGCCTTCTGGTCGTAAGTATCAGATTGGGACAACTCAAAGAGATGGTGATCCTGGGTATCATGGAGTAGGAAGAGCGTTTGATATTCCCTGGGCTCAGTTTGGTAGTGGTGCAATTAATGAGAATGATTTCAAACAATCCAGGCAACTTGATAAGGATGTAAGAGCTCTTGTTGCAAAACATATGGGTACCACTGGTGCTCAGGGACAAGATAATATTCTTGGAAATGCTGGTGGTGGTGGAGTTGGAACAACAGAACAAAGGAAGATGTTGGATGCCATCTCCTTTGCGGAAGGAACTCCTAGTTATGGAACTATTTTTGGTGGTAAGGTTGTACCTGAATTGGCACAAGGAAAACTCACCATTGATCAAGTTCATTCAATGATGATGACAGGCCAATTGAATGGTAAGAATGTTGGATATGGTAGTGGTTCTTATGCAACAGGTAAGTATCAGTGGATGCCTGACACTTTGAGAGATGTTCAAAGAAGCATGGGGTTACCTGGTAGCACTCTATTCACCAATAGGCGTCAAGATGAAATGATTCTTAATAGGATTTCTCGGTATAGAGGTGTGACACCTGAACTCCTGAAGAAAGAGGGTATGAGCCAGAAGGTTCTTGATATGTTGGCACCTGAATTTGCTTCCTTCCCATACTCTCCTAATGGTGGTGGTAGTTATTATCCAGCTCAAAGAGCGAAGAGTGCTGAAGCAATCAGAAAAGCCTATGGTGAATCTGCTGGAAAAGGTGCTGGCACAGGCACTACTTCTACCTCTTCTTCTTCTGGTTCCTATCAATTCACACCAGAGGAACA